AATCACCACGTAGCCTGTAGATACGGGTAGACACCGCATGAATCAGACAGGCTACGGCTTCGTCTGGCATGTTCGGGATGGGTGTTTGTCCTGCGAGGGTGATGTAGTCCCCCGGTGCCAGGGTCTTAGGCAGTTCGCTAGCCGTAAACGTGTATGTCGTCCCCACCACGGATACGGGTGTCAACCCACATGCAAGCACGGCATTCCCGTAGCCAAGCTGCTGGATGAAGTCGTATTCGACGGGAGAGCCGTATCCTGATGGAGTACCGGATACGACAACAACCCCGGTATCAAAGTCCACTGATGACACGGTTGTGGTTGCAGTTGAGAGAACCAGGCGACCGGGTGAGACTTCAAGAACCAGTTCAAGGGTAGCTGCCTGCGACATTGGCTGTGTGAACACGATGGAGTCGGCTTCGAAGTAGAACTTGCGAGGGATACCGCTGTTCGTGGTTTCCTCGTTCGTTGCTTGCTCCCTGGTAATCTGTGTCAGCAAGTGCCTCTCGGTATCCACTGTCAAGTAGAGTTCACGGAGTCCCCGACCTGAAGCGCGCTTTGGAAGTCTGACATGCTTCTGGTTTGCTGCAACTGCTAGCGAAGTTGATACGACAAAAAACTCTTTTTGAAGGTCGGATATGATAGGTCGAATACGCTTAATGGATTCTTGGTTACAAATGTCAATAATTGTACTTTGACTGAATCGACCTTGTGCAAATTCAGTCGAAGTGTTCTCCTTAATTTGGTCAACTAGGTCTTCAGTCGTGTACATTACTCAGCCTTTTCTTTAAGCTTCTTACTGACCATTACTTTGATTTTCGGCTTCTTTACTTTTTCGAAAAGTTCATCATCTTCGTATAGAGGGTCTTCATCTTCGAGAAGTTCTTCCATGTACTTAATAAGCTTGTCGGCGATTTTCTTTTTCTTGTCGTCCATCATTTCTTATCTCCTTTTAAATAAAATCAATCTCTGCAACTGGAATTAGTTGTTTGATATTGTCAAATTGCTCAGTCTCGTAGCTCACATTGAGCTTGCCCCCAAAAAGCCCGTCTGGAATTTCTGTCAAAATGTCTTCCATGAGGAACCATCGCCCGTCAGTCAGTTGCACCGGGGCAAGGCGGTGTTGGCCCGATTGATAAGCGATTAACGTTTGAGCGTCAGCGTCGGTAAAGATTAGTGCGTTCATGGAATTGCTCCGTCAATAGCAGTTATTAGTGCAGAAACGCGAGTGTCAAGCAAAGCGAGGTCTAAAGCTTCGCCGATGGAGTAGAAGGCGAGGCGACTGTTTGAAAACTGACTAGCCAAACCTTGCCTGAAAACATTAACAGGTGTATTAGACGGAATAACAGAATTTTGGCTTATTCCAGTAATCGTCGTTCCAAAAATTCGTCTGTTTATAGTTGTTGATGAAGACCTGCTTGCTCCGATAAAACCAGTGGCAGCGACTTCAACTGTTGCGTTTGATGAACTAGCGTTAAGCCTTACATATGTGGTGGTCGCGTCTCTTGCCAACCAACTGGCACCAGTTGACCCCACCCCATCAAAAGCCCCAATAACGGTGTTGTTAAATAATGTTGACGCAAAAACGGAAAAGTGCTTGCTATCCTGCGGGTCTGCATTGTTGTTTCTGTTGCTATTCAAGTATTTCGTACTTCCATCTCCAACCAATCCTGTCTTCCTGTTATAATCACCAAAGACAAAGTTGAAGTTCGTAGGCGCCGTCCCCACCAACGGCACCAACGCACCATTCAGGTTATCCCACGCCGCCAAAATGCAACTCGCCTTAATCGCGTTCCAGGTGCCGTCTGCTTTGCTTCCAGTAATAAAGGCGTCAATCGCGTCAACTAGGTTTTTCACTTGGCTCATGCTAGCGAACCTCCTGCTGCATAACCACGGTTAACGTAAGCCACCGTGTCGGCGTCGTAGTCACTTGCGGCTAGTCCAGTGTTTATGCCGAATTGAAGTGCGGCAATCAGCGTGGAAACACGTGCATCTAGCAATGCGAGGTCAATGGCTTCACCGATGCTGTAGAAGGCGAGGCGGCCGTTAGATGGCCTACCGGGGTCAGAGCTGGCAGCGAAGACAATTACATTCTGATTCAATGGAGTTTGAGAAGTGACGTTATTGTTCGTGTTTATTCCATCCACTCTTGACACATAAGAACTTGAGGAGTTCCTAGACATGCCAAGAAGCCCCACGGCCGATCCCGGAATTGCTTCCTGATACTCACTATTTCTGTTTCTTAAGTAAAGAACACCGTCAGAGGCGAGGCGACCTATATGAGTTGCTCCCGTGCCTAACGCTCCTGCCCCTATGTAAATTGGGAAAGTAGACGCTGTGCTGGTTGCGGCGGTTGATGCCCAAACAGACATGTGCTGATTATCTTGCGGATCAGCATTGTTGTTCCTGTTGCTGTCCAGATACTTCGTACTTCCATCTCCCACTAGCCCCGTCTTTCTATTGTAATCCCCGGATACAAAGTTGAAATTAGTCGGCGCAGTTCCCGCCAACGGCACCAAAGCACCGCTAAGCGTTCGGGCACCCGCAAGGATGCAACTAGCCTTGATGGCAGTCCAGATACCATCGGCCTTGCAGCCAACCACAAAGTCGTTGATTGCAGTAACCAAGCCTGCCTCTAGCGCCTGTCCGTCAGCGGTTTCGACTGCGGTGATGTAGGCCGCTGCGTCAGGGTCAAGGGCAGGCCCAGATGAATATACCTCAGAAGCGCCAAGGTACGCCTTGGTCACCTCTGTCGAGCCTACGTAGAGCTTGCTTGGTGTGGCCGTTCCGAGTTTCAACGCCATATTAAACAACCACGTATAAAGTAGAGGCGTTTGGAGACACAATAGCGTCGTATTCCGCCTGCGTTAACGAGATAATATTGGTAATTGCGTCAGCTCCTGTCACGCCGGTTGTATCGCTCGGCACAAAGCCCGCATCATTAGTCAAATCTGAAATGTTATCACCTGGCTGTAGCGCGGTGTCTGCTGTCGAACCCTGCGCCGCCGTAGCATAGTCTGTGCTGTTAGTTGCTGCCGCCGTGCCAAGAGTTGGCTTGTTTGACAAATCATTGTAGTCACCGCTAGTGGCAACTGTAGCTAAATCTCCGGGCTGTGTGGCCGTGTTTGCAGCGGCAATCCCAGCATCAATTTGCGCGCCTGTATACGCCGAATTAAAATCTGCCATTTTAGCCTCTCACTTTAAAAACGTCGCCGTCCGATGTTATTAGCCTGTCAGATCCAAGCGGGACAAACAAAACATAAACAAAAATTACAAGTCCGTACCCGTTTGCAAATGGGAAGTGATTACCTCGCAGCATTTTCATCATTGCGCTAACCTTCCCATCGCCAATACAGAGTCACTTGAGAATTAGAGTCGTCTAGTCTTTTGAAAGATATCTCATTCGTGCTTGAAATACCAAAGAACGTATAAAATGCGCCCGTAGGTACGACGAAGATATCACCGGAACCGTCTTGTCTGACAGCGATTGATACTCCCGTTTGATTACTCACTGTAACCTGATTACAAACATTGTGAGCGAGGGTCACGTATGTTGCACCTGATGCGCTAGTTTGTACGGCGAGGTGTCCGGCCCTAACCATAACTGGCCTAATGATTGCGGGTTGTGTTGCCATTATTTCTTTTTACTCCCTTTCTTTTTGTCGGCTTTGACGAACTCTTTAGCTACCTTCTGAGGTACGCCTACCTTTTTAGCAAAATCTTTATTGTGTGCTGCTGCCTGCATTAACTTCTTTTGTTTTGGCGATTTACTTGGCATTTATTTTCCTTTTCTATTCCCACCGTCAACTAGCTGCCTCTAGAGCTTCTACTTTGGCGGCTAGCTCTTGGATGGCTTTGATGAGGTGAGGAGTAAACCCCGCCTCTGAAATAGTCCAGGGGGATTGCCCTTCCGGCAAGGTTTCTCCCTGCCCGTCATCTGTTTGTGTGACCAATTCAGGAAAACATTCGTTTAATTCTTGGGCAATAAACCCTGTCCCCACAACCCCCGGAAACTCCCTCATCTCATACTTCCGCACCCTGACTTCTGCTAATCTGGCGAGGGACGACTCTTGCAAATCCTCAATTGCCGTTTTTATCCGCCTGTCAGAGGTCCCCTCAAATTCCAAATTGTTGGAGGTGGAGTTTACCCGAATATATCCCCGAGCAGTTCCTTGGGTTGTGTTGGTGGATGCGTATCCAAAGACTAGTCTTGTGTTGGCCACAGTTGTGTTGAACTTTGTAATACCCATAACACCAGATGATGTGGATGCATCGCTGCGTCCTATCTCTGTTGGCTGGGCTGTTATGGAAGATATATTAGAGATGCCCCCATTGACGATATGAGTGGTGCTCGCCGCACTACTCGGCCCCAGCGTCCAGGCTCCGGCACGGGTTACGCTTCCTATTACATTATTGGAACGTCGCCACCGAAAGGCGTCTGTCGTTAATGTAGAAAAGTCTGTAGCGTCATTTTCTCTAACATCAAAAACCATATCCGCATTTGTGTTGGAGTTAGACGTAGCGGAGAACAATCCAAGTCCAGGTACGTTTGCATCCGATGTAACGCCAACTATAGAAGGTTGCATGCTTCCGGACGCCGCATTACTGAACTGGACATAGCCTGCAAGCGATGTGTCTAAAACAATTGTAGCCCCTTGGTCACCAGTAGCAATCTTATGCAACACGCCGTTAGTTGCCGCCACTGGAGCAGGCCCCAGCGTCCAAGCCCCAGACCCGCTTATTGATCCATTCTCTGTTCCGGTTGGTCCATTATCATAGAAAGACAACTTAGCATTTGACCCAACACTAATACGGGCCTCTGACGTTGTGCGGAGATATAACCCGGTCCCTTGCGATACTGTGGAGCTGTTTGTCGTTATTGCTGCAAAGTCCTCTGCACTTTGCCTCACTTCAAACTGATATAATGGTGTAGCCGTCCCCACACCAACCCTGTTAGCACTCGCATCCACAAATAGCGTATCGGTATCGACAATTAGGTTATTGGAGAGAGTCACCGCCCCGCTGAACGTGGCATCGCCAGCCGAACTAATGGACAAATGCTTAATTGTCTTACTCGAATTGTAGACAACCAAGCTCTCTGTGCTTGACGCCCCAAGAAAGCTTACCGTGTTGTTTCCAATGATTCTCCAGCCGATTGTCGACTCAAACTCGCCTGCGTTTTCGATGTAAACAACCGGAAGGCCAAAAACACCACCGGTTATAATGCTATGCGGGCTTGTCGTATTGCTGCTGCTTCCAATGAATACGTAGCCGGTATCGGCTGCGAGTATTGCGCGGTTAAATGAAGAATCTTGCAACTGGAAAGCACCCGAGGAACTGTATTGCATTAACATGTTCGGGCCACTTCGCCAAATGCGATAGTCAGCAGCAGATCCGCCAGTGTTGAAGGTCAGCGATCCGCCAACTGTCAAAGCGCCTGTAAGCGTTCCGCCCGTGAGGGGGAGTTTTCCATTTAGCTGAGTCTGAATGGAACTCGTGACTCCTGAAACGTAGCCAAGTTCCGTAGAGGTCACCGTGCTTGCTGATATAAGACCGCCAGCGCTTGTTTCAAGAGCCCGACTAGCTGTTAGTGTTGCAAGCTTGGAAATCGCAATTGCGGCTGATGCGTCGATGTATGCATCTGTGATTAACCCAAAACTAGGAGCGGTACCATCGGTAATAAGCACCTGGTTTGCCGAACCCACCCCAAGGTCTTTAATTGCCTTACCAGTTGTCGAAGCAAACTGAACGATACCATTTGTGACCGAGCTAGACGGTCCCAACACGTCACCGGAACCGGCTGCGAGGGTTGCGAACTCAAGAGCTGTACCGCCTGAATCCACACGTAGCACTTGGAGAGCGGAACCAATAGCAGTAAGTCCAGTACCGCCTTGGGACACGGGGAGCGTTGCCACGCTAGACAGAGCACCGGCCCCATCGTTCACCACCACATGACTAGCGGAACCGGATGCAATCTTGGTCCGTGCAATAGCTGCTGATGCGTTGATATCGGCATTCACGATAGAACTTGTCAAAGCAAGCTTCGAATAAGAGATAGCCGCGGAAGCGTCGATATCCGCGTTCACGATAGAGCCCGTTAAAGCAAGCTTGCTATAGGCAATAGCAGCAGCAACATTAATATCTGCATCGACAATGGAACCCGTTAAAGCAAGCTTGCTATAGGCGATAGCTGCGGATGCGTTAACATCTGCATTCACAAGAGAACCTGTCAAAGCAAGCTTAGAGTAGGCGATAGCGGCAGAAGCATTAATGTCCGCATCCACAATAGAGCCAGTCAAAGCAAGCTTCGAGTAAGCAATAGCGGCAGAAGCATTAATATCGGTATTTACGATATGCCCGGTCAAATTGAGCTTGCTATAATCGATAGCCGCAGAGCTTTTAATGTCACTATTATCGATTTTATTCGTTAGATTTAGTTTTGAATATGCGATATTTGCAGAGCCATTGATATCGGAGTTTACAATATGGCCCGTCAGATTCAATTTGCTGTATGCAATGGCTGCACTAGATGACACGTCAGCGTTCACGATGGAGTTTGTCAAAGCAAGCTTGCTATAGGCAATAGCTGCTGCCCCATCGACGTTAGCATTCACTATCTTGGCGAATGAAGGGGTCGTCCCATTGGTCACAAGGACATCATCGGCTGTACCTACTCCGAGGTCACTTGCAAACTTGCCGTCGGTCCCAGTAAATGCCATGATTCCGTTTGCAGTGGTCGATGCAGGGGATGAAACAGCATTTGGAAGTGCATCACCCACTCGGTACCAGTTGCCCCCACTGAAGGCCAGAATCACGACTTCGTTATTACGGTCGAGGACCAGGGAAGTCCCCCCTAGAATCGTGTTCGCACCATTCCGGTTGATGGTGATGTTATTGGTAGCGGCTGCCCCTGACACGTCGGCAATCACGAAGACTTGGCCTGTAGCACCTGCCGGAAGATTGACAGTAGCTGCTCCAGCATAGTTAATCAGTACCGCATAGTCGGTAGTGGCTACCGCTGTGGTTGCTGAAGTTGAGACACGGATATTTGAAACCTTCGGCCCACCACTGACAGCGGCATTCTGGAGAGCTACCAGATAATTGGACAGGCTTTCCCAATCCTCTTCGTTCACTGCTGGAACTGAATAAGAGACACCGTTAAAGGTAACGACCGTGGCCATGCTTCACCCCAATAAAAAAACCCTGCTATGCAGGGTAATATACACCAAATCTAACCTGGTATCGACTTAGGTATTTGATTCCCAGTTGAACCCTGTCCAGTAGATTTGGTATCCAGGTACACGGCACGCTACGAACTGGTCGGAGCGGCTTGTATACTTGTAACCGGTCTGGTTATCGAGCAGCTTGATAAGCTGTCCATCGGCACCGGGCACCTTGAAGGACATCTCAGACGAACCGCCTCGGTACCAGTGTCGGTTAGGCACGTTCTCGGATGCGCCTGCTGCATTCATAGGCTTGCAGAGACCGATAGCCTCGCCTTCCTTGATGATGGAGCAAGGGACAAGCTTCGTGATACCGATTTGGCTATGGAACGTAATCATGTTCGCGCCAACATCGAGGGACGAAATCTTGTAGCTTGAGTCGTAGCGGCGATATGCCATCTGGTCATCAAGGACGTTCGCCCAAGCGAGGTTGTTCATGAACACCATCTGTTCGACTTGCGTCGGAGTTCCGAGGCCCTTGTTAGCTGCGTAAGCGATACCGTCAAGGATTCGACCGAAGGTGAGTTTTACGCCACTGTTAGGCCCGCCACCAGGGACAACAATACCGCGGTACCTGCTGTACTTGCTGGTCTCGATTCCGAAGAGCTGTCCACTCTGCGTGCTGATAATCTTGATGATACCAGGCATAAGCTTCGTGGTGTCTTCCATTCCCTTGATTCCCCAGTAGTGGGAAGTGAGGGAGGAAGCAGCAACGGGGGTTCCGTCTTCGAAGGTCACGTAGCCGTTTTCCACGTCCACCGACTTGAGTCGGCTTTCGTAGACCACGGAACCTGATGACCGCTCGATTTCGACAAAAACGGTTCCTTCACGACCGACGAAGAGTCCAGAAGCGAACTCACCGAGGTTAAAGAGGACGTGACGACCGGCAGCGTTCACACCGTTCGTGAAGGCGACACCGTTAACCGTTCCGGATCCTGCCGTAAGAGCCACACCGCGGTAGGTTGCGGTTGTGTAGGAGGTATGCCCGAAGAGACCGTGCTCCGTATCCTGACCGTATAGAACCACGTCTTGAAGGGTACGAGCGTGAGACTCTAGGTTATTCGAAACGAGGTACTTGGTGGCAGATTTGAAGGCTTTCTCATTACCGTCAGAGCGGGACATGACCTTCCATGGGATAACGGAAGTCAGGAGGTACTCATAGGACTTGTACTCGGCTTGCTCCACAACACCGGCATTTGCGGGGTTGATGTTTGCAAGGGCAAGGCCCGATCCTGTCCAGGTATGGCCGGATTCATCCGTAAGCGCCATTCCCTCGATATAAGACTCGCCGTCACCGGCTGAACCTTCAAATGGGATGAAGTCGAGAAGTTTCATACCAGGTACACGGAGGTTATTAAACTTGCCGTATACCTTCTTGAATAGACCGTTGTAGGTAGCTGCTTGTGATTGTTGACTCATGGTTCAGTTCCTTATTTGCTGAAGAAATGGATAGTGATAACGAGTTGTCCGGTTTCCGAATCAAGTCCTGTCGGAATCACACGACCTGCGAGGTTTCCTGCTGGGGTTACCAGGAGGCCCGCTGTCAGAGTGTCAGGAAGGGACGTGACTTTAGGAACGAACTTCATGTCTTCAGCATCATAGAGAACCGCTTCCATGCCGACGACATCCGCAATCTGTCCACTGCAAGCGAGAACGAAGCCAAAAGCATCTACGCCGAGAGCTGTTGAACCGAAAGCGACCGTCGTATCAATCTCTTCTGTCGAGGTTGCCGAATCCACTCCGAGAAGAGCGTTAACGGCTGCCTGCGTGAAAGCAGAATCAGCAGTACCGAAGATAATCGGAAGTCTATTTTTGGTCGCAATCTGGGTCACGACACCGGCTGTCACAGTGAACACCAATTTTAGTTGGTGTGGCTGAGACGCGGCAAGTTGCGGATTCTCTAGCGTCAAGGCTTGCAGACTCATGTGTTAATTCTCCATCATCTGAAAAGGTCGTTATAATCTACCGCATTATAAGACTTCTTTTTCTCCATTGTCACGGGTTTGGGAGAATTTTTCAATGGCTTGGGAGCAACGGATTGTTTTTTTGTAACAGCCTGAGGCGTAGACTTATACTTACGATTATAGACTGTCTGCACTGCGTTTTCGATTGCTTTCGAAGATGGTGGCATGCCACCTGAACGAATCCGACGTTCGATAGCTCCGAACACTTCGAGCTGAATTTCCTTCCTATGCTGTTCGGGGATTTTTGACACCGCCATGTTAACTGTATCAATTATAAGTGTTGCCTGTTCTTGGGAAGCTTTGGCCTCCATCTCTTCCTTTTCTTTGGCTTCCCGTTCGGCAATCTTCTTACGGAGAATCTCGCGTTCTTTGTTTGCGTCTTCGAGTTCTCTCTCTTTTGAACTCATAGTGGAACGTCTGATGAAGTCCTTCACCTTGTCTCGAATGAGAGCATCGAAGTCCACTCCGAGGGCTTTCATGGACTCATCGATATCGACACCGTTTCTAATGTTCTCGACGATACCCATAACCTGGACGACTTGCTCTCTGTCCTTGGCCAGAACCTTATTCTGCTGTGCCACCTCGACATATTGTTCGGCAATCTTCTGAACCTTCATTTCATCCAGGGGGAACTGCTGACCATCGATTTCAATGGTTGCGATGATACCCTTGTCTTCAGGCTCTTCAGGTGTCTCGGCTTCCTCTGACTCTTCGGACTCTTCGGATTCTTCGGAGGGTTCCTTGTCCTCGGATTCTTCAGACTCTTCGGCTTCAGGCTCGGCCTCCGCTTCCTCTGCTTCGGTCTCTTCGACTTCTGCTTCGGGTTCGGGAGTGTCTTCGAATAAATCGCCAAAATCTGCTGATGTGTTGTTTTCTTCAAACATTGAAATGCACCCTTAGTTGTACGTTGTAAGTGTTGCTACCGTTTTCCCAATTAACTAAGAACTCGAAACCTCCTGTTGCCGGCCACCAATTGTATCCAGTGATGGTGGTCTGGGTATCTGGCTGACTAATAACTCTTGATACTTCTACATGTGAAACGTCGCCTTCAATCCGAATGAATTGTTTAACACCGCTTGTAGCTTTCACTTCTAAGCTTTGGATGCTTGTATTCTGGTCGGATATCCCGCCGTTCAAAGCAGACACGATGTTCTGCATATTGGCATTAAGCCATTCGATTAACTCGGCCATGTCTTCAGACAGTTCGGGGTCAAGTAGTTCTTCGTCGAAAGTCTCTGTCGCTGTTATGAGAGTCATTAGAACCTCTTCATTTTAGGCCTGATTGCTTCAAGTTTTCTATCGTCCATTCTGTTCATCATCTGTTCGAGCACCATGGGATGAATCCACTGGGTATCGCTGTCTATCTTAGGCATGACCCTGATTTTCGACACGTCACGCATTCTCCAGCCATACATAGCGGCTGCGATACCATCGCAATGATGTGCAATGAATTTACCTATCTTCGGCTCTCTTTCAAAATCCTTGTTCTGCTTATTGAGCTTGCCGGTCTTGAGCTGATGAATAAGTTGTTCGCAAGAGGGATGGATTTCAATCATATCATCATGGAAGCCTTGGTTAAGACTTTTGACAGACTCCTGGAAGCCGCCTTTCTGGACGAAGCTGCATCGGTAAAGGTGTTCTTCCTGAAGGTCCACCATGAACTGACCTGGGCAGTCCATGAAGCTAGGTTTGTCATCATCTTCCTCGATGATACCGGCTTCCTCTTCAATCTCTCGCAGGTTCTTCACGAGGTCGCTAGTGGGAGTCCGAGGTTCGAAGACACGTTCGGATTTGATGCGGACTTTGCGTGCATCTTCATCATAGAAGAACACGAGCGAATGGGTAGGGTCGCCAAGGCCCCCTACGTCGGTAATCATCCACCGTTTGAAGTCTCGCTTCGGGAAGTCAAAGTCTCTAACGTGTCTCTCTTCGCTGAAGGCAGGGACGGCTAGTTGAACCTTGGTATCGACGGCGATGCAGAGGTATTCCCTGATAAAGTCTTCGGTGTGAGGTCCCCCGCAATCCTCGATAGCCTGCTTGATTTCTTCTGGACCATAGAGGGGGCAGTCATGGATATCGAAGTGAAAGTACCCATCGTTAGCGATAGCCTTCTGCTTGAAGTAGGTATTCATGGAGTGCAGGATTTGACTACTCGACGTGGTGGCCGCAGTGATGGGGCATTTTACCAAGAGAGACATAGGCAGCAGGACGGACTTCATACCATATTCAAAAGATTCGCTCGGCACGTCTCGAATCTCTTCGAGGTAGATAGACATGGCTCTCTTTCCTCGAAGTCTCTCGATGGACCCAAGGTTAAACCCACTCACGATGATTCGGTTATGCCCGACGAACCAGGTAGAGCCCTTGCGTTTAATCCATCCGGGGGGAGCTTCTGCCCCAATGATATCGAATATCTGCGCAACGATATCGACGGTTTGGTCTTTCTCAGGCCCGACAATACGAACGGGATAGTTCAAGGGGTGCGGCTTGGCGCAATCCTCGCAAGCCATAAGAACATTCAAGGTAGACTTCCCGTAGCCACGGCAACATTCCATCATCCGGATACGGACTTCGGGTGGGAGGTTCCTAAGAACGGTATAGATTTGGAGTTGGCCTTCGTGCATCTTGTACCGAAGGTCGCCGGTCGTCCAGGCGCGGAATATCTTTTTGACGATTTCGGCTTTTTCTTCTGGAGTCATTTGAGGAGGGAGTAAGCCTTGAAGACGATATACGGAGCGTAGAGTTTGCCAATCTTATCCTTGACCTTAGCTACATCTTCCACTTCGAATTCCCCTTCAGGCTCAGCATGAATCTTGAATGCAAGTTGGCCAAGCTTGAACTTCTCTTCGCCGGATAGCTGCTGGTCGGCTTGTGATAAAGCGGTGAGGGAATTGATAGCGACACGAGCGAGTGTCAGAGGCTTGGCCCCGTCCTTAATCTCTTCGCCGTCCATATCTGTGATAACCGTGCTCCATGCAACTTTCATAACGCAATCTCCTATAGATGGTACAATTTCGACTTATTTTGTATCCCGATTCGGAATTGGTGTAAAGTATCCCGGGACATTAAAAGAAGGAGTTTGAAATGTCGCAGGGAATTAAAGAGTCAAAGGAAGTTCTTGTTTTTACGAAATTGCTTGCGGTATTCATTGCCAAGCAGTTGCAAGATGGTGCAGGGGTTGACGACCTTCTGGCCCTTGGTCAAAAAATCCTTCTCGACTTAGAGTTTAGGGATGCTGCTCTTGCTGCGGTTGCTGATATTAGCAAGGTCGGCGCTGAAGTGAGCGACCTGGACGCCAAGGAAGTTGGCGAGCTTGGAGTGATGGGTATTGAGATTGTGGTTTCTGTTCTTTCTGCGCTAGAAGCGAAGAAGGTGTAACCTCTTAGCGGGGATGGGAAGATTCCATTTGCCGAAGGACTCGGCCCCCGCATCTTCTTAGAAGATAATGTGTTCCACCAAAGCGAGAACCATCGCGATAATCTCTTCAGCATACTTTTTCACTTCAGGAACCTGACCAAGCAAGCTCCCAAGAATAGCGCCAAGTACAAACTCAATCGGCTTACGGGCAAGTCGCCACCATATAGGAACGCTTTTGCTAACTGGTTCAGGCTTCTTTTCTTCAACTGGTTTTGGCTTTTCTGGCATAACAACCCTTCCATCTGGGGGGAATCGTTCTTTCTGCTTTGGGGGAAGCTTTGCAAATTCTACCACGGCTTGGATGACATCTTCGATATCTTTCCCTTTGACGGTGACGTTTCCCAGTGTGATATCTCGTTCGACGAAGTGTTCACCGAACTTGTACTGTTCGGAGACAGACTGAGCGAGCCTTGCGTATCGGCTCATGGTGCCCCCTGAGAGTTCGTATCCGGGGGTCTTGACACCAATCCAGAAGGGGTCTCTGTTTGTCATGTGGTAAGCGATAGCGAAGAGACCAAGCCAGTTCACTTTGTACATATCACCGAATCGAAGGAAGTCTTCGGCATAGAACTTCAGTTTAGCTTCAGGGTTATGATGTTCAACGAAACGAACGATAACATCGGTATGGATGTGCTGATTGGGTTCGAGTCTACCTCGGACTATAGTCATGGTGTTGTCTCCGCTGTTTACGGAGATTCTAGCCTAGCCCTCGGTCGGTGGCAAAGGGGGCTCAGTCCAATACTTTCTCAGGCTGCAAAGGTAATCCCTACCTTCTAGCTCAGGCCCAAGGTCAAAAGCCCGTCTAACCATTGCCCTGTTTACTGGAAGGCTAGGAAAGCTAGGCTTGATAGGCTCGTGTCTCTTTCTGCCGTTCAAGATTAACCACATGGCTACGGCTGCTGGGATGAAGCTCACTCCCCAACCTCCCACTCAATGGTGCGGCTTTCGACAACGTAGGGATGCTTTGCGTTACCAGGAACAAAGATTTTCTCAAAGTCACCTGTTAGCCTACCATCACTCCATAGGTGAGCTTTTGCGCTGTGCTTCTTAGGCTCTTTCCACTTGGAAACGATATTGTTAACATGTTCAACTTTACTTGAAAAATAATATCCATCTACGGTGTACAGGCTAAGGTAATTATAACAATCTGTCGCAATGATAGCTCCGTATTCCACGCCATGGTCCATGGTTGACACGGCAACACACTTAACCTTTTGGCCGTCTCCTGTCCGATAGTATTTCCCTTCCTCAAGTCTCATCTGTAACCTCATGTAGGGGGGGGGGAAGGAAGGGTATCAAGTGTTCACCGCGTTGTTTTAAGGCGATACCCTTCCCGCATCTCGTTTATAACTCACACAAGAGAAAGTAAAGAGATAAAAACAATTAAAAGGGTCACGATGCAAAGGCAGAAAAATCCCGTGTCAAATGGCTCTAAGAAGCGTGATTCTTCTTTGTAATATTCTGGCCATGTTCCTGAATGTGGTTCTTGCTGTTCCCCGCATCGCCGGCAAAGTCCATCGGGAGCGAGAGGGTATGCGCAATGGATGCAATTTATTTTCATTATCCAAACCCCACAATCCAAGAGATAACAGCAAACCAAAACAGCAGAACGCACGCCCCAAGAGCAAGCATAACCATGGTATAAAGGGGATTCCATTGCATCATAACATCCACCTCTCGATACCGACTAGGATTTGTTCCCTGGTCAGTCTGCAACGGGACTGGCCTTGTTCCCACCGCTGGTATGTTCGGAGGTGAACCATGAGGTACTTAGCCATCTTAGCTTGGCTAAGGCCAAGTTCCTTTCTCAGTTGTTTCAGTTCGTGAGAATCCATCTCACCTCCCAATCCTTAGCCATGACAAATTCGGAGTTCAGTTCAGCGAGTGAGCTCCACTCGGGTTCGTCGATATCGAACTCGCAGAGGTCGTTATTTTCAATACGGAATCCTACGAAGTCATGGGGTGCTTGGCGAACCATGACAGGCTTTTCGAATGCGCGTTTCTTGGCTTCGAGTTCTTCGAGTCGGTTGAATGCTTCAGTGAATTTCATGGTGTAAACCTCCTAACGACAATCTGCCATAGAGACACATTGCCGTCAAGGGTTATTTATAAATTTTGTTCAACCCACTGAGCGAGAGCGGCTTCGGATTCCCAAAGGGAACCTGGGCAGGACGTAGAGTTCGGCAGCCACTTGTGCCCGGTGATACCGGACTTATGGATCTTGTATTCGCTCATGAGATACTTGAGAAGCTTCACAAGCGCGGCTTGCTGGAAGGCGGTTAGCTTCTGGCCGACGGCTGCTACATTTTCCACTCCAATACTATCAGCATTATGCCCGGCAGCGTGCCATGCTTTTTTATCATCGTTCACAAACTGCCAAATCTTACCATCACGTCCGACCATGTAGTGGGCAGAGACACGGGACGCGGGGTTTTTAAACCAAGAGATAGTGCCTTGGGGATTGGACGACGTTGTGTAATGCAGCACGATGCGTTTGATGGGGACGCCATTACGGGAAGATTGATTCGGCGAGCGTTCGTAGGTGACTTCAGGCTTCTCAGGTTCTCCAGTGCCGGGTGGGATAGCGGGTTCAGGAGTATCGACATCGGGGATACGTTTACCTTCGGGGGCGACTTCGACGTTATGGACGGGCATAGAGCCATGAATGCGCTGCGCCTCTGCAATATCTTCGGTATCCTTGCAGTGCACTTTAACCACGGGAACAGCTCCAGCGTACCCGACGAGCATCGCTCCGCCATTACCTGCCTTGTAAATCTCCCACCATGTTACCTTCTTGTCGCTCACGATTGTTCCCCTTTCGATGGATGAAATGATTTCGTTTGCTTCATTGAATAAAGATTTAACTTTACGGATGTATCTCGGGTCTTCGGCCCACACCTTGCCGATGTGTTCGATGAAAGCTTCGGAGTCTGGGGTTTTATCCCATCCAGCGTAGGGGGAGCGTTTCAGGAATTTGAGGTATCCATGAACGAAGTTATAGGGTGCTGGAAACTTAGCAAACTGAACGGGGGCAGGTTCGGAGGGGACTTTGATAAACTCGGGAGTTGCAAAGGAGAAGAGTTCGTCTCTGTACTTGATACCCGCAAAGTTTTTGAAAGAGACAGCGAGGTGAGAGAAACCACGGTCGGACTCCAGAATCCACTGAGCGACCATAGCGGTATGGTAGCGATGGAGTTCTGTTCGCTGAGTCACGAGAACCCGGATGCAATCGAGTAAGGTTTGGGAGTATTGTTTCATTTTGTAAACCTCTCTCTTGCTTGAATGAGGACTGCATCGTTAAAGCCTTCGACAATCGCATCCATCTCAGCATCTTCGTTATCAAGAAGGTGTTTGAATATATCTAATGAGATTTGCTTTGTCAGCAGGAGGTCTTCGAGTGTTTTGCGTCTCGCCACCTCCCCGATGCGTTTGGTGAGAGCAAACTGGGGTTGTGATTCAAGCCACCCTTCGACGATTTCGGGAGGGTAATCGATTGTGGCAGCGAAGGTACGGAAGCTATTGCCTTGGGTCATGTGGGACTTCAGCATCTCGCAAAAACCATTCATGTAGGGATAACTCATCTTCTGATTTGCCTTGTCGTCATCGCGATTTGGGTTTCGAGGTCGTTAATCTTTGCAATCATGTTTTCCATGGCATTGGCATGAGAGTTATGCGCCACTTGCAGAGCGGTAGCGGATTCTTGTGCTTTGGCTGCTGCTTTGGAAGATTGTTTGAAGAGGAAATAGATGACAGCGAGGCTCACTGTGCTAAGAGTAGTGAGGGATGTATTTATAACTAGGAGAAGTTCCATGATTATACCTTTCAAAGGCGGAAAGCTTTATTTCGTTCGTACTGTCACATTTTACTATATTGCGAGATTTGTAAAGTCTAGGGATGGATTCCTGGAGTTCGAAGATGCAGAGTGCATTCTATCGATACCGGATTGGGAGGATTTCTTACAGAGCAAGCCACGGCTACCGCCTGCATACAAGCCACTCAAGACGGGGAAGATATGGATTAACAAGGAAGCAATCGTGGATATGCTGCCATGGGAATGATGATGCGGCTAGTGGTGCCTGAGAGTGGTTTGATAGATGGTGTGTTTAGCATTTGGGGACAAGACGAAGAGAGTGAATACAGCGAACCGAACTGGGTGTTTAACTCAACGGTTCAGGATATGACCAAAAGCATACCGAATGCCTTGAGTGATGATGAAGCCCCAGTGGATTGGGGCAGTGTGTGGGATTAGTTCTCAATCATCTTATTTAAATCATCTTTCGAGCTTTTTCGTATGATATCCAAGTTATCTATGATGTGTTGAATGATTCGTTCTTTGTCTTCGTCATCAACCAAGTGCTGCAAGCCTTTGGCAATCATCATAACCAGGAGAGAGCTTACATGGATAGCTCTAGGAAGAAGCATGCTTCTTTCGTCCATTCTTGTAAGGATATATTGGTGTAATTCTTTCGCCAATTCGTAATCGGGGTCTAGCTGGGTCATGGTAGAGTGTTCCTTTCAGTATGATGTATTGTTGGTGTTCGTGTTGGAGGATAACAATAATGATAAAACACCCAACCCAATGCAGACTAAAGCATAGTGCGCTTGATAATTCCAAGCGAAAAACAAAGCAGCGATGAAGAATAGCATAAGTAACCTCTTTAATCTTGTGCCAAAGGCATTAAACACAAACAACCAATTGAAATATAAGCGGGTATTGCTTGACCCATTGAAGCAAACCAAAGGGCTGCGGCAAATGCGATGATGTAACCAATCATAAATACGTCTCCACTAGCATCACGATTGCATGGGGACAGTGTCTAGTCCCAGTTTCCCATCGTTGAATCGTTCTTTTGCTGACTCGGATTCGTTCAGCAAGTTGTTCCTGGGTAAGCCCAATGGCTTCACGAAGCTTTCGAAGCTTCTGGCCGTTAGTCATTTTACTGTCTTGTAATATTTATCGTCGAAGCTGCAAACCTGAAACCAGAAATGAGGCAAACCATGAGCGATATATCTGGCTTCCTTTTCGGCTTGTTCCTTCGAGCTGAAATAGATCGCTTCTTTTTCGTCCCTTGAGAAACCCGTTCTTGTAACGACGTTGGTTCCTACTTCCCCTGGCATGGTTACTGTAATCTTGTACATTTCTTCTTTCCTTTCCGACTTCCGTCGAATCTTGCCGGGTTCATTCCCGACTGATATCTATATATCGGCATTTTGCCGTAGGAGTCAAGGGTTTTTTTCAGATTATTTGCTTTACCTCAACCACTTCATATTCGGAGGCTTTCTCGCAAGCTTGGTATGCTTCTGGTCCCAGTTTCAGAAGCACGGATTCTTTATCTAAGTCGATACGGATACGGGTGGAGCGGATAACTTTAATATCACCGAATTCGTGGGTACCGAACGGTAGGCTGGTTCGAATCTCCCTCTTGATTAGGTTCGCTTCCTTCTCCAGCTCTGCAATCTGCTTCTTTATTTCTAGGTATCTTCTTAAGTTTAAGTTTGGGTTTAGATTTTCCATTTGATGTAACCTTTCTGTTTTTAATACGCTGCGCAAGTTCTTGTTTCTCTTCTATAAACTCCCCAACTGAGCATTCTGGATAAGAGATGATGGTTTCGATGGACTTCTCGGTTCCGAGGAAGCGAATGATTGCGATGAAGTGTCTACCGTTCAGGACTCGATTGGGGTGCTTCTTCAAATTGATAAGAGTGCAGTGATTGATACCGCAGAGTTTGGAGAGTCTCCAAGCATTGCCAGCGATGGAGATAGCCTCATCGACGAGTTTCACGGAGAGTTCGTGGACGGTATTGATGGTCACATAAGTCATGGGCAATCTGCCTCCTGTTAGATATATCGGATAGCCGCTTGTAAACTTTATAGCAAGAGAAATCTAGGGGGTGAAGGGATACTGAGTGGGATGAATGGGAATGCCCCTACGAATCGTTTTAAGGGGGCAAGGCTGCATTTTAATAATGGGAATGATGGAAGACTAGGGAAGCATGATGCAATGCAGCAGAGTGGCTGATTTGGAATATGGAGTTGTGAGCCGTATTAACCGGATAATCACCGGGTCAAAAACCGTGTGTCTAAATATAAGTAAAACTCTAATGGTTAAAGCGAGTAGGTCTCGAAGAGACCGTAACGAGCGTCTCCCCTTCCAAAAGATGTTGATTGGAGGCGAAGCCTCCATGTCCTTATTGTGGGTAGCTCCTGGTTCCCATACATATATAGTGTGATGTGATTCGCGGTATATTTTTAGAGAGAGGAGTATATTTTAACCACTCCCCCCCTAACGGGGGGGAGACAGAGTAATAGGCTAGCCATATTACCTTTGGAATAAAGTAATCGTAAGTGTCTGATTGTGTGGGGTTTCTAAAACCCCTGGACTATATAGGAAGGTTTTTAGGTTATTCTGACCCTATCATCTGGTTTTGACTCAGGAATAGGCTCGTATGAATTAACCTTATGTTCTCAGGTAATTACCTCCATCAAAGTCCTACTTAATGGATAAGACTGGGTTTTCATTTATTCCGGTTAACTAAACTCGGAATTGACTGTAAACCTCAGACCTCGTTCAACTTTTACAGGATAGACCCTTCGTCCGGCCCTGTCAAATGCCTTTATCGCACCGGTTTCTATGAGGACCATAAGGGCGCTATCAAACTGTTTTGGTTCCATAATTTTATTTTTCATCATTTCGGCCTTCATAACGAGGCTCTTCCCGTTGTCGGTAAGTGCTTTGACGATTCGAAGGATGCGAGCTGCTCGCTCTTCGGTTTCCACGTCGATTCTGGAGCTGCCTACGTTCAGAGCGAAATGCTTACCCACTGCCTCCACATTGATTTCGGTTAGAGCTTTGGCCCACTCATAGTCCGACTCTTCGATCATGGTCCTCTCATCGCTCAGAGCACGAAGGGAAGCGAGACGGAGACAAAGCTGCCCCTTGCGGCCGACAATGGACTGGAGCGCATCATCCTTGCCCGCTTCGTTCATGAGCTGCCGGTTTTGCTCGCTGTATGCCTGGAAAGCCACGCTTGCGTCCTGGCTTATGGAGAGGGTTTCGAGAACCACTGTCTGAGCCATATGAACCTGCGCCTTGCCCTTGGGGTCACGCATCCCCTCCTGGATGCTATCCAGGTTCTTCTCTGCGCTCTTGGAACCCCGACCGACCGTTGTGAGGCCCTTGGTGCTAAAACGCTTCAGAACGTCCAGAACGTGGTCACAGAGAGGTGTCTCCTTTGGCCACCTCTCTTTCTCTGCCTGGTCGCATATCCAGAACAGAAAGCGAGACCCCATCCCACTGGTTAGAAAGTCCCCCTGCGAACACTTGTCGAGTCCGGCCACGGTGCTGAAGCCAAGTAGACTAAAGTAGGGGTGTTCTATCTTGGGAAGCTTGGAAGTCTTGATGATGACAGACTCAAGTTCATCGGGACTATTGTACAGCATCTTATAATCTTTGAGGATTTCCCTAGCTGCATCCATCTTACTAGTTGTCATAGTCATGTATTCATCATGGAACTCGTCCCTGATATGGATTCGGCTGTTGTATGCCATAAGGGACACTCGGAAGCCTTGGACTGTGCTACACCTGTCGCTGTTCAGGTTTGAGTTAATCTTGCTGATTAGCTTCCTGGTCCCCTGGAAATAGCTGTCCTTACCGCTTGCAGCAGGACCGGCGCACCACTGGTAGAGGTTTAGAGACACCCTGTTCGGCCCGGAGTAGGCACCCTGGACCGATGCAGACAGCACCGCTAGGGCACTGGCAAGGGCGAATTCGGCCCTATCGACGCGAGCGTTATCCCGAAAATGGTTCACGAGTTCAGACAGGATTGCCCCGCTGTTCTGGCAGAGGTAATCGACATCGGCTCGTTTCTTGGGAGCCTCCCCTCCGAAGGTGTACTCCAGGTCAGGAGGACCAAAGGGGATGTCGTAAATCGCAGCAAGGGAGAATATCCACCTGTAGGTGTGCCGCTTGCCGACCTGGACCTTAAAGCTTCGCCACTTCCGTTCGGTTTCCCCCCTTACATACTTCTTACCTTTGGAACTCCATTTGTCCCATATGCGAAAGGCTCGTTTGTCCCCTGTCAGGTGCAGTCCCATACCGACCCCTACCCACTGCTCATAAGGGATATCCGGGTCTAGCTTGGCTAAGACTTCATCAATCCATTCCCATTCCCATTGGGCAGGTTCGACGGCTTCGAGGGTGTCTTCCTCAATATGCTGCGAAAGTGTTTGCAATTTGCTTTCGATGTATTTAAGAAGCCATTCAGGAGCGTTCGCAATTCTGATTTGCTCATCGTTTTCTTCGAAGTCTTCGGTGTGGTAAATCGCCCCCGAATGGTGGATGCTCGGGGGGGCTACTGCATATTTTCCGGCAAACTGGAAGTCGATTCCCTGCACCGTTAGGTTTTTCATCTCGAAACCATCGGGAAGCTGAAAATAGTAGTGGATTCCCCCACCCCCCGTCTGAACCGTCAAAGTCTCGGGTAGTGACTCCCCCTCACAAATTGCATTCCAAGTATGATGACCGTGGTTTCGCGGGTCCACGTCCACAACCAAAAGCCCGCCTCCGGTAGCAATGCCAACGTTGTACCCGCGGAACTTCTCTGCGTCGTACTCGGCCCGTGCGTTGTAGACTCCCTGGTTAGCTTCCCCGTCCCATGGGGCAGGATGTTTCCCTGGAGCACGGCAAGCAAAACCATCGGGACAAGCGCATTTCTTTTTATCGGCCCGGTAAACCCTTAGGAGTTTTAGATTTAACCTTTGATACGTTTTGAACATTGACTTTTCCTCCGGCTGTTATAAAGAAGGTGCATAGGTTTTATCGGAATACTACCGAATGGGGGGTTACGCAATGACGATCGAAATAGTCCAAGAGTTCGAAGACCAGGCATGGACAATGCTGCTTTATGGTGAGAGCGGTATCGGGAAGACGACCTTTGCAGCGAAGGCACCGAAGGCTCTCATTATTAATATCGAGAACGGTTTGAAGGGTGTTGATTTGAAGAGCTTTGACACCTTTGCGACGACCCCTATCGATTCTTGGCCCGAAGTGAAGAAGCTTTTGATGAAGTGTTTGAACAGTGAGCGATTCACGACCATCGTGATTGATTCGCTGTCCAAGCTTCAGGAACTCATCATCCAAGACATTTGCAAGAATGGAGACGACAAGGGACCGAAAGACACGCTAGCTGCTTTCGGCTATGGTGCAGGGTACCAAAAGCTTTCGGCTGAAGCGGCTTTGTTTCTGGAACTGGTCGAGTCACTGAAAAAGCATAACAAGAACGTGATTCTGATTGCTCATGCGACTGTGGAGACGTTTCAAGACCCATCATCGGGAGGCTATGACCGATTCAATGTTTCCCTTGACAAGCGAATCAGCGAACGTATCAAAGCAAACGTCGATTACATTTGGTACTTGCATCAAGAGAAGGTCGTAGCAGAAAGAGACGGCGCAAAGCCCGTTGCAAAGTTCAGGAATAACATTTTAGCGCAAACGAGTAGTTCGGGTGCGGTGGTGGCAAAAACGAGGGGGACTCATGAAAAGTTCATACCAATCAAAAACGACGAATCAGCAAGGGCAATCTTCGATTCCCTCTGAGGATTTGGCGCGAGCCTTGTTCGAGAAGATTATGTCGAACAGCGAGGAAATCGGGAAGATGAAGACGGAACCTTTTAACATTGCGACGGTGGAAAGAACCCGCAGCATGTACAAGGAAAACGAGCGTCTATTTGTGGAACTTGAGAAAGCAGTGAGGGCAAGCAAATGAGCGAATATTTTTTCAACCCGGATGAAGTGACAGAAACTCTTGAGTCATTTGGTTTGTTGCCAAAGGCTGAATACGCGATGTGTGTCGAAGAGTGTGAAGAGAAGGAAGATGTACACGGTAATCCGTATATCAAGCTTGTCTTGACAGTGACAGAAGGAACGCATCGAAATCGGAAGCTTTTCAATAACCTGTATCTGAATCATCCTGAATGGGAAGGTGCAGTGAAAAGAGGGCGCGGAACGATGAAGGCAATCTGTGATGCGATGGGAATCAAGCTTCGAAGTTCAAGCGACATGCAGAAGTTAATCGGCTTTGAATGCCTGGTAGATGTCGGCATTTACAAGGACAAGAACGTCTTAAACAGCTTGAAGGGCAAGGCTTCTCCAGTCAAGAAAATGGATGATGTACCGCTGTGATTAAACTTCGAGATTACCAGGTTGAAGCCGTCGAAAAGACGATTGATGCTTTTCGACGTGGCTTTGCTCGTGTCATGCTGGAGCTTGGTCCGGGGGCTGGAAAAAGTCTGATAGCCGCCGAGCTTGCAAGTCGTGCGATAACCAAAAGCCCCGAAGCCAGAATCCTTGTTCTGTGTCATGTTAGGGAAATCCTGACTCAGAACAGGGATGCGCTTCACCGTTTGAACCCTGGTATCCGGTCATCCATCTACTGCAACGGTCTGGGTCAGAAAGACATGAGCGGCCCCGTTGTGTTTGCGAGTCGAGACAGCATTCGTGCTCAGCAAAGCTTGCCCTATTTTGACCTGGTAATCGTCGATGAATGCCACTTAGTATCAAACGGCAAGACAAGCAGTTATCAGCAAATCTTCTCGAACTGTCGGGCTCGTTATATCATCGGCATGAGTGCCACACCATACCGCCTTGTCGGTGGGAAAGTGTACGGAAAAAAGAAGCCTTTCGAGATATGCGCGTATCGTTTGGGTATCAGGGAGCTTGTCGCAATGGACAGGCTTTCGGCCTACCGTTTCATTCAGGGTTCAACGTCGATTAGGGTCGGCAAGTCGAGTCGAGAGATAACGAAATCCGAGTATGAGGCCCTGGGTGCCAAGGCTTCGCAGGATGAAGAGATTAAAAACGCAAGAGATTGGATACTCTCATCAATCATGCACTGTAAATGTGTCATCATCTACTGCTGCTCCAGGGAGCACGCAAGACGCATTTCAGAGGCGATACCCGGTTGTGCGTATATTGATGGAGAGACGAAGACGAAGGATAGGGATACTCTCATCCAGCGGATGAAGAACGGACTACAGAAGTTCGTCGCAAACTGCAACGTGCTCACGACTGGCACCGATATCCCAATCTGTGACGGCATTGTTTTTCTACGTCCCACCATGTCCGCAAGCTTGTACATTCAAGCAATTGGACGGGCACTGAGGCCCTTTCCAGGAAAGGAAGAGGCCACCATTTTAGAGCTTACGGATAACCTCGACCGCTTCGGGGATATCACGAATCCGATGGATTATAGCACCCCTGAGAGGGACGATATCCCCCTCTCTCTCGGTCAAGATGCTCCGACGAAAGAATGTCCCGAGTGCGAAATGGAAGTGTCAGCGAGCACAAGAACGTGTCCGTATTGCGATTACATGTTTATTAAGCCGAGAGAGAACCCAGTTAGTCCCCTGGTAGAGTTGAAGGTGAAAAGTCTTTCCTATAAAACAATAACAACACGAAACGGACATGATGCAATACTTGTGACTATCCACACGGACATGGGGGTCTTTACAGATTGGCTGAACATAAATCACCCGAACCAATGGGCACGGAGGAGCGGACTCGCGAAATGGAAGATTCTCAGGTCGGGGGAGAAGATAACCTATGTAATGATGAAAAACATGGACGAGAAGTATCCGAAAGTGTTCACCTACCATACGTCACCTACTCGTTTGATTTAGTCGAAGATTGGCTTCAATGGAGGCTTCAGCATATTGGAGCGAGTGAGACCCCTGCGATACTTGGGGTGAGCCCGTTCATGACCCGCTTCCAGTGTCTCAAGCGAAAACTGGGGATGGAAAAGTTCAAACCCAATGCTGCCACGGAGCACGGCAAGGCTCTCGAACCCAAGGTCAGGGAAATGATGGAAGTGCGGCTCGGGGAGAAGCTAGACGAACTGGTTTTGCAATCCAAGAAGCATCCCCACTTGGTGGCTCAGATTGACGGACTAGGCGAAAAGCATCAAATCGAAATCAAGTGCCCTTACCGGGAGTCGAGTTTCATAGAAATGGTGGGGAAGATTCCCGAACATTACGTCGTTCAGATGCAGCACCAGATGCTGGTGACGGGGAGAGATAAGGCTTTATTTGTTTTCTATTACAAAGGTCATCTATTACTGCATTCATTATCTGCTTGTCGTGAGACGCAAGACATGATTGTAGCCGAGACTCTGCAATTCGTTGAAGATTTGCAGACAGCGCGTGAAGCGAATCGAAGATGAAGTAATCGCCTTCGGCATTCTCCACCTGGGTTTGCATCTGCTTCTGCCTCTCGCTTTGCTTCCCGCCTGCCCCCTTGGCTTCGGCTTGGATGTAAATGCCACGGTAGCAAATGAGGAGGTCGGCGAATCCCTTAAGGGGGTTTGACACGTTCGAACCGCCAATTCTGCGACCTTCTACGGGGATGCGCCAATGCGTTATAGGAATGTGTTCTTCCAATGCAACAAGGAACAATCTCGCCAATTTTTGAACTATATTTTCTCTCATGGTTCATGGTACCATATTTTGAGAACGTCTAGGAATAAATGGAATGGATAATCAAAGTTGGTTTTCTAATATCTTGTTAAAAATTCTTAGCGTTGCCGCTACGGGATTGCTCGGCATTGCTGTCTCGAGTCTTCAAAGTATGAACACTGAAATCAAAGAATTATCAAATCACGTCTTTGAACTGTCGAGTCACACGAAGGTTTTGAATGTCAGCATTGAGACTTTGAAAGAGCGTATCATCAAAATTGAACTTGAAATCGAGAAACTCAGGCAGCAGAAGCTAGACAAGCCTTCGAGGTAGCGAAACTCTGTCCCAGCCAACCTAAGTCAGTTGAAGATTGGCTTGCCTAGCGCAAGAAGACTATCCTAATCCATAAGCCAAGGCAACGTTATTTTTTACCTAGCTCCCTGAGTAGGTCGAGGTCTTGGGGGGTGACTTGGTTTTGTTTTTCTGCTCTTCGTTTCACTTCTTCAAGAGTCGATAGACGGTTTTTTGCTGCTCTTAATTCACTTATTATCCAAGGGTCGGGAGCTTCGGCGCTAGTTTGCATTGCACCTCTTATTTCTCTTTCGAGGTCTTGGATTGTTTGTTTTGTATGATCAAAATAAGCGTCCAGTCTTTTTAATGACTCGGGGTCGTTAAGATATCTTTGTATCTGACGTTCTTCTGGAACACCTGGGTCCTTCAAAACTTGATTTGCTTTTGCTATAGCATTTCTCTGATTCAGTTTGAACATTTCTATAATTTCAGGTGAAGCATAATCAAGGTTTCTTCTATCTCGTTCTATGATGTCAAATAACTGGTTTTTATCCGATAGTATGGCATTTTCAACACTCGTTCTTTTGTCTGTTGGAATTTGAACAATCAATCTTTCGATAGTTGAATTATCTAACACATCACCATTTCTCAGCTTTGTTTTTATCTCATTCAATCTCTCATCAAAATCGTGTTTTGCTTCAAGACGTTCATTACGGTATGCTGGGTCGGTAGAATACTTTTTATAATATTTTCTGGCATCATCACGCAAATTTAATAGCCTGGCTTCTGCTTTTCTAGCTTGCTCTGCGCCTTGGTATTGATACGGCAATCCAAGTGCTAATTCGTCAATCAAACCCTTTCTATCGACATCTTCAGGTTTGATTTTGTATGACTCCTGGAAAGCCTTGATAAAGTCTTCTTTTTGCTGTTCGTCCCCTGGAGTAAAAAACCTGCTTTGATTGTTCATTCTATTTCCACGAAAGTTACTCGTAACATCCGGTGAAGTTGGCATCGCCTGTTCGTCTCTGAGGTAAGATATCTGACCGACCTTGGAGTTTCTTCCGAATCTATCTGAACCCACCCCCCCTAATGCTTCAGCGAATGCGCGTCGCATATCCGTTGAAGAGCCTTTGAGCTGTGGGATGTCGGCAAGCCTGTCGGACCGATAATTTGAGTTTAGAACCCACAAACCTTCCGAATCTTTATCAAACGAGAATTTTGTATGCTTTGGGTAATCGGGGTGATTGATGTAACCCGATATATTATTGTCACTTGTACTTGTTATTTCAATTTTATTTTTGTTCTTAAGTTTCAAACCATCGAGCAATTCCTTGGCTTTCTTTGAGTCGCCTATCTTCGACCCAAACTCCGTCCCATCCGGCATTTTGATATTCATCAAATTCGGCGCATTCTTCTGCTTGCCTGTATCAGACAGCAGTTCGTCGAGTCCCTGGACACCTCGGATAATCTTCGAAGGGAGGCTGCCTGCTCTTCCAGTTGGCAGCATAGCGCCCGCCATACTGAGGACACCTTCAAGCTGCGATGGGTTTTGCTCCAGTTCTCGGTAGCGTTCTTCCATACCTTCAGCAAAAGGCCTGCCCTCCATAGCACCACCGATACCGGCCCCTACGGAGGCTACACCCCTGGTTAAGTCACTCCCCAACACCGCGGAACCCACTAGGTTCGCAAGCGATGCGGGGTCGTTAAAACCCCTTTCAAGTTCCAGGTAAGCATCCCGGTATTCGGGGTCCGTTTCTAAAAGGAATTGATGCGTGGCTTCCTTATTGGCCGATGTTTTGAACATGTCCCCGTACTTGTCCAGGAACTTACCGGCCCTGCCCCCAGCCTTGGCGATTGCCGAACCGAGGGAGCGTCCGTACTTGTCGATAACCGCGCCACCTATCGCACCTGTTGTCAGGAAAACAGAGGGGGGCACGTTCATCCCTGTCGCAGCGTTTACAACTTCACCTATCGCACCGGCACCGGAACCAATACCAAAACCAAGGTTCACATTTCTCGAACCTGATGTTACACCCCCCTGACTCTGCCTAAAGAGTTTCTGTTTACGGAGAGCCTCTTCGAGTCCTGGGTATACCCTTTCAAGGTCGGAACGAGCGATTTGGTTCTTGCTCTTGTCGAGGCTGTTCATCAAGGTTTCGAGTCGTGACACGGTTCTATTTGAGGGGACGAACATCCCGTCTTCAAGCCCGACCCTGGATTCTTTGATTCCTGCATCCAGTGCCCTGGTTTGCTTGGCAAGGGGGAGCATTGCGGCTGCATACTCTGGGTTCTGCTCTTTCAGGCTACGGTTCACGATTCCCCTGATTTGCTTCCTAACCGAGTTAATAGCACTGCTTCCGGGGGTCCCAAAGTCTGCTTTTCTGCCAAGTGTTGTCAGGAGGTTTTTCAATTCCCTCTCACTCTCGGCATTCATAATCACATTTCGAGCACGTTCGATTTCGTTCAGGATTGCCTGATTCTCGGGATAGTCCTCGACACCTGTCAGTGACATTCTGCCCGGTAGCTCTTCGAGGTCCCTTACCACCTGCGCCTTGTTCTGCAAGGGCCTATTGGCAAGGGTGCCGATTGCCTGCTCATTCAGATTCCTGACACTTGCTTGCAAACTTCCTAATTTACCCGCGACGTTCTCGGCTATCTCATCTAGTTCGGCTAGGTCATCAAAGTATTTCGGGTCTTTCCTGAGTGCCTGAGAGACAGGTTTCGGGGTGTTCAGGATAACGTCGGAGAACAGGTCGGAGGCTTTTCCTGCGCCTGTTCGAATGGCTTTACCGAGGGTATCAAAAACGGTACTTCCAACACCCCCAAGGACTGCCCCTTCTCCCATGGAAGATAGCTTGTCTTCATCACTCTCTGCTGAACCAAAACCCTGGATAGCACCGAGGCCCGCTTCCATGGCAGCAGTACCGAGTCTAGTTGCCGGTTTGACGAGGCCCCTTGCGAGGCCCCCTGTCGTGAGGTATCCACCTGTCCGACCGACAAAGGATGTCAAAGGTCGTTCCTGCTCGATTTCCTGCATCCTTCGCTGTTCTTCAGCGAGGTAGTCTTCGTAGGACTTCTCACCGAAGGTGCTTTTTGCCCCTGCGAGGATTTCTTCGATATTGTCGAGGGTGACACCCTGACCATAGGATTTAGCCAAGGCTTCAAGAACCGGCACGTCGGGACCGAAGCGAATCCGGGGTGCGCTCTCAGGCTCGATATCCTTACCAATAGGAAGTTGCTGCTTCTGAAGGTAAGCATCTGGGTTGAATTCTTTTTGCTTTTTCAGATAGGAATCAGGGTCGAAACTTGGCACGGATTGCCTCCAATATCTGCTTAGACCTTGGGTCATTTGGATTCTTATGCGCCCAGTCTGCTGCTGCCTTATCTTCCTCTGTTAGTCTTTCTTGAAGTTCGCCTGTGGGACCACGGTTAGGCGCGGTTTGCTGAGCAGGACGCTGAACCCTAGGGACAAACGCTTCAGGGTCTTTCCCGAGTCGCCTTTGATGTTCGATAGCGATATCACGAGCTGCCATGAGGTTATCTTTTGTGGCTCGGAGCTTATCCATGAATACCGAATCAGGGTCCGATACTTTGACTTCCACGTTTCCAAGTCTTGCGACTTCCCGTTCCGATGCTGCTGCCCCCGATATCCGATTGATGAATTGGGCGAGGTTTCTCTCGACGTTTGCTCTAAACTCGGCAAAACCAGGGGTCGGCTTCGGAGCATACTTTCCAATGACTGGAATATCCCCGAGGTAATCCGTTGCAAGTTCCGACATGGTTTCTCCGATTGACTCGGTGCGGCCCGTCGGGAACTGTTGTTTCTGCTTCTCGATGGTGTCAATCAGTGCCAAGGCTTCATCATAATCGAGCATTTGTTGCTGGAACTTATCACTTGGTTTTGCCCTGTCACGCTCTTTCTGCGCTTGCTGTTCCTGATATCGGTTTTCATCCCTGATATCTTTCTGGATACCTCTCTGGAGAGTGATTTGCTGCCATGGAGTCAAACCACCTTTATCGCTTGGCATTTTACCGATGTACTGCTGAAAGAATAGGTTATCTTGAGCCTCGCCACGGGTGTACCCTTCCGGTATTTTCTTCTCGATACCGAACTCTTTCATCTTCTTTTCGAGAAATGCTTTATCAATATCAGATAGCGGCTGCCTTCGAAGAGCTTGCCTTTCGGCTTCCTTCGTCCTTGCGATATCCTCGGTAACTGTGGGCCTTTTGGGTAGTGACTCTTTCATGAACTGACCAAGGATTGGGTCGTCTTCAACTTCACCCATGGTCATATCGGGACGAATATCGATTTCGCCTACCTGTTCGATGGGTAGTGCCTTGATACGCGATTCAAGCAAACCACGGCTAAGGGGGTCGAGTACCCTGGCCCTTCGCGCTTCGTTTTTTTGTGCTTCGTCTGCGAGTCCTGCGACCTTGATGTTTTCAAATAGCTGTTCGTCTGTCGTGTCCTCATCCCGACCGAGTAACTTGATAGCTTCCTGGAATCCTGGAGACTGTGGCATTTTACCGCCATATGTTCCAGCGGATGCGCTCATACCACTGAGAGCACTGGCCAAGGCTCTCGCCCTGTCACCGCCGAATGGATTGTCTCGTCTCTGTTTTCTGCTTTGAAGCAATTCTTCAATAGCTGATGTTTGTCGCATTCCCATCATTCACCTCAAATCGGTAATTCGTTCGACGGTCTAATATAATTCGGGAACCCTTGCGAATCCACTGAACTTGCTTCCTGACGAACAGGTGCCGGACTATCCTTAGCCAAGATAGACGCAATCAAGGCTGCATTGCTAAGGCCTTGTATCATCTGGTTACGTCCTTGGGTCTCTTCGGTGATTTCAGGGAACCGGGCATTTCCTGCGTAGGCATTTAGTTTATCGCGTTGAGTGTTGTAATCCGCTTGGATTTGCTTGTTTCTCAAATCCTGTCCGCGGAGCTGCGATTCGAAGATGTTCGACGCATTGGTTTCGTATAGCCGTTGTCTTTCCCTCTGATTTCTCAGTTGCGCGTCGTTCAGAGTGTTGGCACGGTTTGCAAGGTACTGCCTACGTGCTTGCGTGTTGCGCTGATTGATTGCATTGATGATGCTGTCGTTCATGCGTTCGAGGTCGATTTCTGATTGCAGCATCTTACCGCCGAGTGCTGCGCTTTCACCCATAGCCTGCTGTCGCCTCTGCCTTTCAGCGATTGCAGCGTTCAGGCTTGCATCAAACATGTTCTTCTGACTTTGGCTGGCTGCTTGGGACTGCATCAAACCATATGCACTAGAACCGGGTGACATCCCCTGCCTAGCCATATCCGCAAGAATAGCATCCCTTTGGGTCCCGCTTGCCTCGATAGCATCGTTAATCGCTTTGACGATAGTCGCATCACCGAGGGGGTCTTGACCGGCTGCGATAGCTTCGAGTCGGCTAAGTGTTGCCTGCTGTGCTGCTTTGCCTGCGATTGCCCTGTCTGAGTCTGCTGTAATTAGTTCGGGGTCTACTTCGTAAACCATCTGAGCGACTTCTGGAGTGTAAGTCTCGAGAAGCTTCAGTTCAGGAGGTGTAATAATGCTCGTATCGAACTGCGGGGATTCGAGCTTATCGATAAGGGCTTCAAGTCGTCTTCGTTCTTCACGAGCCAAAGAGCGCCCGCGTTCAGAGTTGAGGAACTGGACGAGTCCGGATACTGCGGTGATTCCGACCATTGCTACGATTGGTGCTACCATTTTAACCCCTAAAGATTAACGACCGAAATGTGCGGGATTCGGTTCGGACCTGATGTAAAATCTAAGTTTTGAGCGAGTTGATCTCTTGTTAAAATAGCCGCTCTTTTCTCTTCTATTCTATTGGATACCCAAGCCTGCCCCATGCGCTGAGCTTCTGGATTGTTTTTCATTTCTTGCTGTATGTCTCTTAATATCTCTGCCTGTTGTGCAGGAGTCATGTCGGAAATCTGACTCTTGATATACTGGTTAAGACCACGGGCATTCTCGTTTAACCACTGTTCAGGTGTTAGTGATTCTTGTCTCTTTCTTTCTGTTTCAGCGGTTGTCTGTTCGTTTTGAGCTGCTGCCAATATCGCAGCAATGACCGAATCTCTGTTAAACCCTGCTTCCGGTGCTAGCCTTTGAACAGGATTGACCCCTAAGAGTTCAGCGATGATGTTATATCTATCCGCTTCCTCTGGACTAAGGGTTTCAGCAAATGTCAGTTCTCGATCGATGAATGGGTTAAGTTTTTCAAAACCTGCCCCTAGACCTTCTCCAATATAAGGACTTATTTCAGGATTTGTAACTTTTAGTTCTTCAACTAAAGCCCTTAGTTCAGGACCAAGATCTCTCGTTCGATATGCTTCGATTTCTCTCTCACCGGCTGTCTTTAATTCTCTTTCCCCACCCTGCAACAAAGCACGTATTGAATCCACGGTTTCAGCGTATTGATTAGCGCGTCTTGTTTCTGATTCCGCAACCCTTGCTTCGGCTTCAGGTATTAAATTATAGACACTTCCAATATCCTGCGCGGCTCTTGAGAATGCCCTAGCTCCCTGCCCACTAGCTGCAAGCCTTGCAGCGTCAAGAGCGTTTACACCAAAGGGACCGCCTTGCTGTTTTGCAAGTTCAGTGTGGTAAGTGTCCTGACCGGGTGCTCTTAGAAAGTCCAGAAAAGTTTGACCTGCTGTCGGTCTAATATCCTCAACTTTTCTTTCTTCGTAAGGATTTTGCAAGCGATACCCTGTCCGCATAATTGCATCTTGGTCGCCCGTTAGCGCTTTCTCATAATCAGGAAGAAACTCTTCAACCTTTGGTCCACTCTCTGCGAGTCTCTGTTCTTGCTGGATACCCTGACTGACAATATCGGCACCGATATCGCTTTTTGTCTGAGAAGTATCACGGAGGGTGAAATCCACTGGACGAACTTCGCGAATTTGCCTCTCTCTCGTTCTGAAAGTCTGCCTCGCCCTATCTGGCGATGCTTGCTGTGCTGCTTGAAAGTTGGACGCTGGTCGAACCTGACCGCCGGATGAACTGACACCAAACGACGGACCCCCGGCGAGCCTATACGACCGCTGGGTGTCTTCGTTTTGTTGTCCCCCTGGCTGAGATACCAGGTAATCTTGTTCGCGTTGCATTACGCTTCTCCAAGGTCAAAAATGGGGTTAGCCGGGCTCGCTGGTTCGGCTGTTTCGACCCCTTCCGCCATTTGTTCCGCCCCCTCGAGTGTACCAGAAGGCGCTTGCATCTGCCCCTCCATGGGTACCTGTTCTGGCATGCCCGTAGGGGTGTTTTGGTCGGGTGGCAAATTCTTGCCGGTTTGCGCCATGGCATAGAGGCCTACATCCACTTCTCTGCTTAGGCGAAGGTGCTCATTTTTGTGGTCGTCAATAATCTTGAGAAGTTCCGGTCGCCTTCGAATCTCGGGGTCGTTCTCAAGAACCGTATGTTTATAAATATGATAAGCATGGTCATCGGTAGCCAATGCGTAGACAGGCTCGCCCTGTCTCATCTGCTGGTTTTCCCAAGACACGAGGTTCTCTTTTGTCATGGACTTCTCACGAACGGGGTCGAGAGAGCCGTAAACCATAACCGCATCATATTGTTCGGGAGTCTGAATCAAACCGATTTTCATGTAATCTTCGGCAATCTTCTGACGCCCACCGGCGAAGAGCATGAGGGGATTCTGAACCAGGAGGTTCACGCGCCTAATGCCCTTCAAGTCGTCACCTGTAAATTTCGCAACCGCTGTCGCATTGTTTGGCCCCACGATTTCGAGGGTCCGTGCTTCGTCCAGGAATTGAGCAGTCTGGGTAATGGCTTTCATCATGCCCGATTCCATGGCTCTGTTGACCGCAAGGCTCATCGGCTCAATGAACTCGACGGCATTGGCGGAGAGCGTTGCAATTGCGCTAGCGGCTGTCACACCGGGAGGGAGCTGCCCTTGAAGTGCGCCACTGATGTTTGAAATCCTCTGCTGGAACTGCTGCATGATGTTAATGGTATCGAGCAAGTTCGGGGGAAGCTTACAGAGTTCAAGAACCTCTGGTTTAGCTGCCTTGAGCCCGTCGCCTAGCTGCGGGTTATAGCTAATGACCTTCAAGCCACTCATGTTTGACGCGTTCATCCCGCTTGTTCTTGGGTTCAAGATAGTCGGGACACCCAAGGCACTGAAGATAGTCGCCATGACCGAGAACTGATGGTCGGTCATCTCCTGGAGCGGGAGCAAGTCGCAAATCTTTGGGTAGCCAATCAAATAAGGCTGAATGAGTTCGGGCACGCACATGGACACCGGAATCTCGGCCCGTCCTGAGGTGTCCAGGTAAGGGTTATCGATATCCTCGATACCGACGTTTGAGACGAACTTGATGAACCGGCCGTTCTCAAGAGCAGGGGTCGATTTGTGGTAAAACTCGGAGACAAGAACATCATCTTCGGAGTAGTCAAGAACCCCGAACTGAATGGACCAAGGGTTAATAGCCGAACGGTCTGATGCAGCGTTCAGAATGGTTTCCCGGTGTTTCGGGTGTTCTTCGGCAAGGCTGTACTTGTTTACGAAGTAGTGAACGACAAACCAATCAAGCGAATCGAAGGAATCGACGTTGAAGTTATAAGTTGACATCCAAGGGGGGATAACCCGGAAGATAGGCTTTTTCTTATCTGCATCCCACTGGTTCAGCAGAAAGCTATGCCCACATACGATAGCAAGTTCGGCTAGCTTTTCACGGACTCGGTTTAAATCCATATCTTCATCGGTGGCATAGTCTTGAGACAGAGAATCCACGATTTGGGTATTACTGCGAGTCACCCATTCACCGCTCTCTGCCTGCGCCTTGAAAAAGAGCCTCTGACGGCAAATGATAGCAATCATCTTTCGCACGTCCGAACGGGCAACGGGGACGTGCATATCAATCAGCTCGCCGTTTTCACCACCATATCCGAGGCTTGAATCTGTCGAATCCAGGGAAACTACCGAGTTATAATACATTCGGAGGTTTCTCGACCAGACACCGGATAGCGTGGATTGCCCTGCATCCGCGTTCAGGCTGAACATGGATAGGAAGCTTTCAATCTTGGAAACGACCGAATCGGTGTCTTTCTCTGCTGCCCAATAACCGTTATTCATCGTGCTGGCCTCTTAGATTTTGTATCGACTTCAAATGCCATTTGTTGAATGAACATACCTTCGCAGGCCACGTTATGCACGAGTTCGGCTTGCAAAAAGGTCGTCTTCTGCTGGGTCCTTGGCACCTCGGTCTGTATGATTTGCGAAGGCTTCGTCAAGTATTCAAGATTCTGAGCGGCAGCCTGGCCCCATGGGAAGCGGCCCCACTGTTCTTGACCCCATCCCCTTCGTTCGTCTCGCTTCGTCCAATCGACATCGATACCGTATTCAAACCAGTCACTGCGGAAGCTGATATTTGCAGCAGAAAGCGAATCATAGCGGGTGTTGACGATAAAATTCGTAAACTGCTTTACATAGCTCGAATCCCCTCCATCGATGGGGGCTGTCCTGATGATGGATTCGATGGGGGTGTACAGAGTCACCGCATCGGACACGGAACCGGAGAACGGGATGTTCAGGGTCACGTCGGCCCCTGAGACTGCTGTGATGCGGTATATCTTGGTGACGGTGCCGTTATACCAGGTGAGAGCACTACCCACGGGACCACTGAAAGCGCCGCTAAGGGTCACAGTCAATCCGTCTCCTGATATCGCTGACACTGTGAAAGCAAAATCCGCATCGGTGAAGTCTGTTAGGAGCGAGTCTTTTCGTTCAA